GACTATTGATAACAATGTTAGTTATGGTAGTGTAAGAGCAACCAAAGGAAAATATTTAAGAGCAGAACCAATATCTGCTTTATACGAACAACAACGAGTAAAACATATAAAACCATTTCAATTTTTAGAGGATCAAATGGCAAACTACAACCCACTTACTTTTTCAGGATCGCCTGACAGATTAGATGCGTTGGTTTGGGGTTTAACAGAATTATCAGCTAGAACAGGAAAAGCATTTTGGAGAGTTAGTTAATGGCAACAATTTTTGATAACATTAAAAATATATTTAAAACACAAAAAGAAATACAGAAAAAAGAAGCACCGATAGTTTCTTATCAGTCTTTAGGTTATGATGTAAGCAGTAAGATTGCTTATAGTGATTTAGCTAAAGAGGGATACAGTGAAAATGCTATCGTTTATAGATGTATAAATGAAATAGCAAATAATGCTTCAAGAGTAAAAATAAATTTATTTAGAGGAGATCAAGAAGTTGATAACCACCCATTATTAGATTTATTATATAATCCTAGTCCAACGCAATCACAAGTAGAGTGGTTTCAAGGTTTATATTCTTACTTACTTATTTCTGGAAATAACTACATGTTGAGTGTAGGTGGAGATAATACACCACCAACAGAATTATACAATTTAAGACCAGATAGAATTAGAATACAAACAGGTCAAAGAGCTATGCCTACTGCTTATGACTATATGATTTCAGGACAGATAGTTGAAAGTTATGAAGTAGATCAAGCAACAGGAGATTCAAAAATAAAACATATAAAAATGTTTAACCCTCTTGATGACTATTATGGTATGTCGCCGATACAGGCTAGTTCAGTAGATATTGATCAACATAATTTAGCAAATAAACATAATGTAAATTTATTACAAAATGGTGCTAGACCTAGTGGTGCTGTTATCTTTAATCCTAAAGATGAAACAGGTGGTAATGTTCAGTTATCAGAAAACCAAAGAAGTCAATTACAATCAGATATTAATTCAAGATTTTCAGGAACTAATAATGCAGGAAGACCTATGTTATTAGAGGGAGATTTTGATTGGAAAGAGATGGGTTTAAGTCCAAAGGATATGGATTTTATACAACTAAAAAATATGTCAGCAAAAGATATTGCTTTAGTTTATGGTGTGCCTAGTCAATTAATTGGGATACCTGATTCTCAAACTTATTCTAATTTTGCAGAAGCAAAACTTGCTTTATACAATGAAACAATTATTCCTTTACTTGATAAAATTCAAGGCGATCTTAATGAGTGGTTAGTACCTCAATTTAATGATGAAGCATTAGAATTAAGATATGACATTGACTCAATACCAGCTATGGCAGAACAAAGAAGAAGAGTCTTTGAATCAGTGACAGCAGGTGTTAAAGATGGTATCTTAACTAGAAACGAAGCAAGAGAGCAGTTAGGTTATGAACCAATAGATGGTGCTGATAGTTTAATGGTACCAGCAAACTTAATGCCATTAAATATTGCTAGTGAAGAAACTCCTGAAGAAGATAGAGGAGAAGATATTCCAGAAGAAGAAGTTCCTGAAGAACTACAAGATAATCCTTTTGAACAAATTAATAATGAAGATGATTTAGAAGAAGTTTTAAAAGCTGAATCTGATATAGATACTGTTCCTACTGACTCTATGGTTTCAGAAGCTAAAAGAGGATTAGAATGGAGAAAAGAATTTAATAGAGGTGGCACTAGAGTAGGTGCAACTAGAGCAAATCAAATTATAAATAAAGTTAAATTATCTCCTAGTACTGTTAGAAGAATGTTTAGTTTCTTTAGTCGTCACGAAAGCGATAAAACAGGTCAAGGTTTTGATAGAGGAGAAGAGGGTTATCCATCTAGAGGAAGAATAGCTTGGGCATTATGGGGTGGCGATGCAGGTTTTAGTTGGTCAAGAGCAAAAGTAAAACAACTTGATAGAGAAAGAGATAAATTTTTTGAAGAAGAATTAGAAGAAAAACAACTTACTGCGGCAGTCAAAAAAGGTTTGCAAAAAAAAGTAGATGACCACAATGAAAAACATGGAGATAAAAAAGGTAAAAGAGTTAATTTAAGAATGCTTGGTGCAGTTTTTAGAAGAGGCATAGGTGCTTATAGAACTAATCCAGGAAGTGTAAGACCTAGTGTGACTTCGGAAGAACAGTGGGCATACGCAAGAGTTAATGCTTTTTTATTTGCTGTAAGAACTGGTAAATTTAGAGGAGGGAAGTTTGACTTGGACTTATTACCTAGTGGACACCCTTTAGCAACATGAGTGTAGAATCAAGATTATTTATAGAAAAGAATCCAAAGACTGATGAATATCAAGTTAAAATAGTTGTAGGATATTTTGATGACAAACAAGACGCATTAAACCATGCCTCTTATATTGCTATAACTAAAAGTATAGATTTTACACCAGAACAATTATTTGAAAGTTTGCAAGAGATAGAAGAATTAAAGATACCTACAAACACAACGATACACTAATGTTTTATAATTCAAAACAATTAAAAATATTTAAAGGTGTAAAGGAAAGAACATGGTATCAACAAGATAGATTAAGAAGACCTTTTGAAAAACAATGGTCTAATGCTTTAAAAAATTATTTTAAACAATATGCTACTGCTATCAAAGAAGCATATCGTATGGGTAGTCAGATAATGCTTGATTTAGAATTAAGAAAACAAGCAGATACCTTGAAATTAATTTTTAAAGTACAATATACGATTATAGGAAACGCATTTAGAGATTATGCTTTAGGAACATTATTCTTAAAAGCATTTGATGATGATTTTGATAAAGCACTTTCAGAGTTCATAGATGAGAATACTGCTGTATGGGTGACTGAAATAGATGAAACAACTAGAAAAAGAATGGCTAAAGTTATTTCTAATTCTTATAACGATGGTTTATCTACTGAAGAAACAGGAGTTGCTTTACGAAATATGATTTTAGGTATGGGTGCATATAGAGCAAACCTTATATCAAGAACTGAATCTCATAGAGTTGCATCGTTTGCAAACGAGCAAGTAGCAGTCAATATGAATATTTCAGGAACAAATAAAGAATGGGTAGCTATTCAAGATGCTCGAACAAGACTAACACATTCTATTGCTTCAGGACAAAAAGTTCCTTTAGAGGAAAACTTTATTGTTGGTGGCGATAGATTAAAATACCCTGGAGATCCAAAAGGTTCCCCAGCAGAAACAATTAATTGTAGGTGTGCTGTTATTTACAAAACACCTGACTTTCAATAAAGGAGATAAAAATGGAAATAATAATTGGAATAATAATTGGTATAGCATTATGTAGATCAAACGATAAATATAAATGGTTCACTAACTGTTGTAATAAAATTATGAAAATCAAAAAAGGGAAATAATGCCTTTAGTAAAACCAAAAGAAAAAGAGAAACGAGAGGATTTCATGTCAAGATGTATGCGTGATCAAGTAAGCACCAGCGAATATCCTAATCCTGATCAAAGACTTGCTGTATGTAGTTCTCAATTTAAAAATAATAATAAGGAGGAATATTCAATGAGTGATATTGAAAAAATGGGAGATGCTATAAAAAATCTTACAGATGTAATATCTTCTAAAGCGAAATATGGCGATGGCTCTAATGCTAAACCAAAGAAACCTGAATCAGAAGCATTCATAGAAGCTAATTCTATGGAAGAAGATGATATGCAAAAAGTATCAAGAGCAGAAGATCAGTTTGATAATATAGCAGATGCGAGGGCAAAAGCTAAAGAAATAGGTTGTGTAGGAACACACACTATGGATAAAGATGGTAAAACTATTTATATGCCATGCGGAACACACGATGCTTATGAAGAAGCAATCAGCAAAGGTTATGGTAATGATGAAGAAGAAGATAAGTATTCATCATCTTATAAAAAACCTAAAAAGAAAAGTGTTTGCGTTTGTAATGGCGATGGTAGTTGCCAGTGTGATACAGAATTGAAACATTTAACATTTGAATCTGAAATTAAATCAGATGCTAAAGGAATATTTACTGGTTATGGTTCTATCTTCGGAAATGAAGATCAAGGAAATGATGTAATGAAAAAAGGTGCTTTTACTAAATCATTAACAAGAAGACCAGCTTCTAAAGTAAAAATGTTATACCAACATAAAACAGATGAACCTATCGGAATATTTACAGAAATGTATGAAGATAATAAAGGTTTATATGTAAAAGGACAACTAGCTATGGGAACTCAAAAAGGTCGTGAAGCATACGAACTTTTAAAAATGGGTGCATTAGATGGTATGTCAATAGGATTTAAAGCTGACCCTGATAAACAAGGATACAACGAAAATAAAAGAGGTGTAAGAACTCTTAAAGAAGTTGATCTTATGGAAATTTCTTTAGTCACTTTCCCAATGAATGAAAGTGCATTAATAGAAACTGTAAAAGGGAATGCTAAAAATATTCGAGAGTGGGAAAAAATCTTGCGAGATGCAGGAGGACTTTCTCGAACAGAGGCAAAGATTGGTGCGAAAGCATTATCTGAATCTTTAAACCAGCGAGATGCTGAAGATAAACAATCGTTAGCAGATTTAATTCTCAAAGTTGCTAACAAACTTAAACAATAAACCAAAAGAGGAAACAATTATGGATAATAATGAAGTAAAATCTGCTGTTGAAACTCTTGGTCAAACTTTTGAATCTTTCAAAAAAACTAATGATGAAAGATTGAAACAGATTGAAGCTAAAGGTAGCTCTGATCCAATCACAGAAGAAAAGTTATCAAAAATCGAAAAAGATTTAGATAAATATGCTGATATGGAAAAGAATGTCAAAGCACAAGCTGAATCATCAAAAGCAAACCAAGATGCAATGGCTAGATTAGAAACTATTATATCAAGACCTGACTTTGGCAAAGGTTCTCCAGTAGAATCTAAAGCTGTAAAAGTTTTTGATAAATGGTTAAGAAAAGGCAAAGACTCTTTAGCACCAGAAGAAATTAAAGTTCTTACTGTGTCTAATGACAATACTGCTGGTTATCTTGCTCCACCTGAATATGTGAGAGAAATAATCAAAGGTATCGTTGAGTTCTCGCCAATCAGATCACTAGCAAGAGTAAGAACTACTACAAACAGAAGTGTTCAAGTTCCTAAAAGAACAGGCGAATTTGCGGCACAGTGGGTAGCAGAAGAGGGTGCAAGAGCTGAAACAACTGGTTATGCAGTTGGTTTAGAAGAAATTCCTGCACACGAACTTTACGCATTAGTTGATATTTCAGAACAAGAATTAGAAGATTCTGTCTTCAATTTAGAAGCTGAAATGAATGCTGAATTTGTAGAGCAATTTGCTAAAGCAGAAGGAAATGCTTTCGTATCTGGAAACGCAATAGGAAAACCACAAGGACTACTATCTAACGCAAATGTAAATAATGTTGCTAAAGGTGGTGCGGCTCTTGATGGAGATTCTATGATTAGTGCGGCACACAATGTTAAGTCAGAATATGGTAGAAATGGAACATATGTTATGAACAGATCAACTGTTTCAGCTGTAAGAAAACTTAAAGATGGTGGCGGACAATACATTTTCCAACCTGGATTATATCAGATGGGTGTTGGTTCTAATATTTTAGGACACCCTATCGTAGAAGCTTCTGATATGCCTGATGTTGCTGGTGGTGCAAAACCAGTTTTATTCGGTGACTTCAGAAGAGGTTATATGATCGTGGACAGAGTAAATCTTTCAATTATGAGAGATCCATTTACTCAAGCCGCAAGTGGAAATGTTAGATACCTAGCAAGAAGAAGAGTTGGTGGTCAAGTAATATTACCAGAAGCTCTTACAACAATTACAACATAATAATAGGGAGGATATAGAAAATGTTTGATTTAAAAAATAATATTAAATTAGAAACTTCGTTAGCACCTATTGTTAAAACAGCTGATGTCAATGGAACTGGTATAGACCTTAAAGGTTTCAGTTCTGCGGCATTGATTGTTAATTGTGGTACTAATGGCAATACATTTAGTTCAACTGTAAAAACAAATCTTCAGATAGAGCATTCTGATGACAACTCAACTTTCACAGATGTCACTTCTAATACAGATGTGACTGGCGGAACTGTTGATTCATCAGGAACTTTTATGACGATAGATGCAGATGGAGAAATGAGCAAAACTTATGGGATTGGTTATGTTGGAGGCAAAAGATATATCAGAGTAGTTATTGATATTGTTGGAACGCACTCTAATGGTTCAATCTATGGGGCAGTAGTTGCAAAAGGTACACCAAGAAGTGCACCTGTGACTTCTGATGCAAACGCATAATAAAATTAATCTACATTCGTAGGTTATATTGTAAGGGGAGGAAAGCGAGAGTGGAACTTCCCTTACTCTTACAAAATTTATAAGGAGGAATAGTTATGAAGATAAAAATGAAAGCAACAGTAAAAGCAAGTGGTAATGCCGAGGGTTCTACTACTATGATTTATAGAAGTGGCGAAGTTTATGATATGACAAATAGAATGAATATAGCAACTATACTTTTAAACGATGGTAGTGCTGAAAAATCTGTGGTAGAAACTACAAAAAAAGTTGTGACTAAAATGGAAAAAAAATCAAAAGGTATTGTTAAAAAAATATTTGGTAAAAAAAAATAAGGAATTAAAATGAGTGGATTAAAAGTACATACAGCTTGGACAACCAGTGCAGTAGCTACATCAGAACAAAAATCTTTTATGAGAGTAGATTTTAATGATGATGATACATTAATTGGTGAACTTATAAAAGTTGCACAAAATAATGTAGAAGAATATACTGGTAGAGCAATCACTCAACAAACCTTACAATTATTTTTAGATAGATTACCTTATTACAGAGATGAAAATTTGAGGGAGGGTGTTTATACTGCACCTGATTTAAATGTTAGTGCAGATTATATAGTTCTCCCTAAACCACCAGTGGCTAGTATTACACATGTAAAATATTATGCTAATGATAATACTGCTTCAACTTTTGCGGCAAGTAATTATTTTTCTGATGTTGATTCATCTTCTGCTAGAGTGGTTTTAAAGAATGGAGTTAGTTGGCCAACATTAACAGAATTAAGACAAGCTAATGCTTATGAAGTACAATATGTTGCTGGTTATGGTGCTAATGCAAGTGATGTACCAACACCAATAATTCAAGCAATTAAATTACTTACAACTCATTTATACGAGAATAGAGAGATGGTCACATCAATGGGTGTTAATTCTATTCCTTATACAGTAGGACAATTATTACAACCATATAGAGTTATAAGATTGAATAATATATTAGGAGGATAAAGTGCCAAGTGTATCTAATATAGGAAAATTAAGAAATAAAATTACAATACAAAATACAAATTTAACTACTGATAATATAGGTGGTTATACAACAGGAAGATCAACTCATATTACTGCGTTTGCTAAAATGACACCAAAAAGTGGCAAACAAATATTTTCTGATAAAACAGGAAGACAAGTTGAGAATCCACATACATACGAATTTTTAATTAGATATAGAGATGGTATTACTACTGCTATGCGTATCTTATTTGGTACAAGAACTTTTGATATAATAAAAATAAATGATCAAAATGATTTTAAAAATTATATCACTATTGAAGCTATTGAAAATGTAGGTACATAATGGAAGTCACACTAAAAGTAAAAAATTTAAAAAAAGTTATGGGTCAGTTAAGTAAATTGAACAAACAACTTGAACCTGACTTTCAAGAAATAGTAAAAGGTGGTGCACAACTAATTAGAGGAGAAGCTGTTAAGTCTATTCAATCAGGTGCTAAATCAGGAATAGTATATGAAAAATATAATCCTAGAAGAACACATAGAGCATCTGCTCCGGGCGAAGCACCAGCAAGTGATACAGGAAATTTAGTTAGTAAAATTATTGTAAAACAAAAAAGCAAAAATATTACTAATGTTGAAAGTAATGCTAATTATTCAGCTTTTTTAGAATATGGTACAAGTAAAATGGAAGCAAGACCATTTATGCTACCAGCTTTTGAAAAAAGTAAAAAACCTATAACAGAAGCAACATTTAAAAGAGTAGTAAAAAAAATTGAGGAGTTTGTAAAATGAGTAATTATTCAGTTGAATTACAAACAACAGTTTATAATGCCTTGATAGGTTATAATGCACTTACAACAAAGTTAGGTGGAAATAATATTTACGATTTTGTTCCAGAGGGAACATCATTTCCTTATGTTAAGGTCGGCGACCAAACAATGGTAGATGATGGTACGAAAGACAAAAAGGGAAGTGATTTTACCCTAATTGTTCATACATTCTCTAGATATAGAGGAAGTAAGGAAATAAAAGAAATTATGTCATTAATATATGATGTATTACATGAATCAAGTTTATCAGTTTCAGGTGCCAGTAATAATATGAGGTTTGAATTTTCAGACATTATAAAAGAACCTGATGGACTTACAACACATGGAGTACAAAGATTTAGAGTCTTTGTATTGACAAATTAAATATAAACAATTATTAAAATAAATAAGGAGAAATAATATGGCGGCATTAAAAGGTTCAGCATTTTTATTGAAAGATAATAGTACAGGAACAGCAGTGACATTAGGTGGAATGAGAAGTACATCAATGTCTATAAATGGAGAAACAGTAGACGTGACTACAAAAGAATCAGCAACATTTGATGGACAATCAGGAAATGATATTGGTAGAGTTTTATTAGCTAATGGTGGTATTAGAAGTATGTCAATAACAGCAAGTGGTGTTTTTACAGATACTGCTTCAGAAAATACTACTAGAGGATCAGCATTTACAGGAGATGCAGTTAATTACGATTTAGTTTTTGCTGATACATCATCAGTAAAAGGTGCATTTATAATTACATCTTACGAAAGAGCAGGAGAATATAATGGAGAAGAAACTTATTCATTAACTCTTGAATCAAGTGGTACTATGACTTATACTAATGCGTAATTAGTAAAGGAATATAAAATGGAATATACAGATGGGTTTAAAGTGGTAGAAATAAAATTTCAAGGCGAGTCCTATAATGGTTTTTACAAGGTCACTAGAAAGGGTGTAATAACTGTTGAAACAAGAAGTGATATTCCTATTAAACCCTATGATAAAATAGTAGTCGGTGTTGATGAATTAATTGTTCAAAAAGTTCAGATTTATACAAGTAGAGCAGAGATAACTTGTGAAAATCCAAATACAAGTGATATAGTAAGAGCAAGTAAAACTATGAAAAAACTTAAAAAATCTGAACCAAAAGAAAAAACAATAATAGAACAATTAATAGGAAAGGACACCGATGGCGAATCAGTATAAAGGCGAAATCAAGGGTAAGTTGGGAGATAAAGAAAGAACTTTTCGACTTACCTTTGAATCAATAGTAAATATAGAATCAAGAACTGGTAGATCAATAATGGATATTACTCACGATCTTGCTTTAACTAAATACTCTATGAAAGATTTAGTTATAGTATTACACGAGGGTTTAACAGGTGCTGGTGGTAAATTTGTTCAAGGTGCAGTAGGAGAAATGGTAATTCAAACTGGACTTATGGAAACTGCAAAATTAGCATCAGAACTTTTAACAACAATATTTACTGGTACAAATAAAAAAGAAGATGATTCCCCTTTAGTAGAGGGGGAGAACGAGCAGAAAGATACCCAATCCAGCAATACCTAGAAATAGGTCTTGGTGTATTAAGATTCTCCCCTAAAGTATTTTGGGATTTATCAATAACAGAATTTATGTCAGCACTTCATGGGTGGAAAATGTCCAAAGGTGGTGGTAAAGAAAAACAACCAACTCAAAGAAACGAACTAGAGGAACTAATGAAACAGTTCCCAGATTAATATTATGGCATCAAATTTAGCAACAATTAGAGTAGAGCTAGTAGCAAATGCACAAAAGTTTAAATCAAATTTAGATAAGGGTTCACAATCCTTAAAAAAATTTCAAAAACAAACTTCTGTATCTAGTAAGGGTAATAAAAAATTACAAGAATCTATGAGGAACCTATCAGGTTCTATTGCGGCAGTACAAGGTCCACTTGGTCCAGTAGCTGGTAGGATTACATCTATTGGTGCTATTATGGGTAGAGTAAGTATTGCTGGATTAGCACTTACTGGAGTTTTAGTAGGTATAGGTGCAGCTTTTGTAAAACTTGTAAGAG